CGGAGAAACGCATAATGTATAATCTGCGTAAAGTAAGCAAAAGGATTTTTGGATTTCTCAGGATCAAAGTTATGTATATATTGAACGCAATTTTCGATTCCATCTGAAATCATATCCTCTCTAAACATGTAATTGACAAAGTTCGGTTTATACGACAAATGTGTTGCTATCTTTAAGAAACAAGAACCAAGGTAGTTTGATATAGGGGGTTTACCCTCCCACGGTCCTGACTTAGGTGCATCTACACCATATTTTTTAAGATATGCTGCTCTAGCAATTAACGCACTCGCTCTATAAACAGTTATAGCCTGTAGTAATTCCTTATTATTTACATAGTGTTCGGATTTCTTTCTAGGCATAATGCTTTATCTTTTTTTTCATATTAATATTATACCATACTTTACATACTTGACAAGTAGTGTGAATATTAGTATAATAACCTTTGTGAGGTTTGGAAGGGATATAATATAGCTAAGTCTCTTGATTAAGTTTAAAAACCTTTTCAAGTTTCTTACGAGCATCTGATACAGAAGATATATAACCCATTTCATGATTTGGTTTTATAAGACCATTCACATCATAGACGCTATTTTCTCCATTAATATAGTGATTATATAAATTAATCAATTTTTGATCATTAGATTCAGTCATAGTAATAATTTTATCCAATCGAATCATAAAAATATCGTCCTCTGGCAAATCTAACCAAGGTTTAACTTTGATATAAGTTCCATGAGCATTTGAATTTACTCCCATGATTACAGGACTTTGGAGAACAATTATAGTATCATCGTCTTGGTTATTATCCACAAGAATAAGTGAGAAAATTTCTTCCCCCGAAACTAATTTAAGTATTGCGTAAAATTCGTCTCCCATCATTTTTTAAGTGGTATGTTGACTATATCATAATCAAAATTTTCTTCATTATAAATTTTAATTCTCTCAATCAAATGATTGAGTGTATAATTTTTTCGAGATTTGTAACTAATGTCATCAGCAATATCATAAAGAGTTGCTCTTGTCTTCTGATTACCTTTCCTTAGAACTCTTCCGATAGACTGTAAATTACGTATTCTTGACTTAGAGGGGGATGCAAAAATTATATTGTGTAAATTTTTGATATTAATCCCAGTGGAAAAAGTCCCGTACGAGGCAACGATA